TACCAACTAACCCGTATCTTTGGGGCTATGGCAGGCAGACCAACGAAATACAAACCCGAATACGACCAACAGGCGTATAAGCTATGTTTGTTAGGTCATACAGATGCTGAACTTGCTGTGTTCTTTGAGGTAAACGAGGACACAATACACGAATGGAAGAAAGTTCACATATCATTTTCCGAGTCCATAAAATCAGGTAAGGAAATAGCCGATGCGGATGTGACCATGAGCCTTTACAAAAGGGCTATGGGTTGCAGCACACCAGATGTTGACATCAAGGTTATAGACGGTAAGGTAGTAGAAACTCCCCTCATTAAGCACTACCCACCAGACCCTACATCAATGATATTTTGGCTGAAGAACAGGCAAAAAGATAAGTGGCGTGATAAGCAAACAACAGAGCACGAAGGCGGCATGAATATTGTTTGGGAAGAGAAAAAGACCTACGAAAAGGAATAATGAATTTAACCCGCAAACAGACAATTGCGCTTGATTACCTTGAAGATGCCAAAACAACCGAACTGATATTTGGCGGCGGTGCTGGCGGCGGTAAAAGCATATTGGGTGTTTACTGGATTATCAAATCTTGTTTAAAGTATAAAGGCACACGTTGGGTTATTGGTCGTAGTTCGCTTAAAACGCTAAAGGAAACAACGCTTAATAGCTTTTGGCAGGTTTGCTCAATACAAGGCATTAAAGGCGGTGTGCATTTCAAGTACAATGAAATAAAAAGCCTTATCACATTCTTCAACGGTAGCGAAATAATGCTAAAGGATTTGGATTACTACCCGTCCGACCCAAACTTTGATGAACTGGGTTCACTTGAAATCAGCGGGGCTTTTGTCGATGAATGTAATCAGATAGTTGAAAAAGCGTGGTTAGTGCTTAAATCACGTATCAGATACAGACTTGATGAGCATGGCATAATCCCTAAGATGTTAGGTACGTGCAACCCTGCCAAGAACTGGGTGTATATGAACTACTATGCACCACATAAGCAAGGAACACTACCACCGCACAGAAGCTTTGTGCAATCATTGGTTAGCGATAACCCGATGATAAGTAAGCATTACAGGGAAAACCTGCTTACTTTGGACAAAACGAGTAAAGAGCGTCTATTGTTCGGCAATTGGGACTACATAGATGACCCTACCGTGTTGTGTTCGCACGATGCCATCTGCGATATGTTCACCAATGACCATGTGCAAACGACAGGGGATATGCACATCAGTGCTGACTTGGCCATGCAAGGGCGTGACAGGTTTGTAGCGGGCGTATGGGATGGTAATGTATGTGAGATAGCCATAGACAAGTCAAAGGCAACAGGAAAGGAAATACAACAGGACTTGCAAAACCTAATGATTAACCGTTCCGTACCACGTAGCAAAGTAGTTGCCGATAGTGACGGACTTGGTGCGTTCTTAGTTAGCTATTTGAACGGCATAAAGGAGTTTCACGGTGGTGGTAAAGCGAACGATGCCGAGTACGCTAACATCAAAACGGAATGTGCGTATAAGTTGGCAGAATTGGTGAATAAGCGGCAAATCAAGGTAATATGCACCGAGGAACAGAAAGCCCGAATAATCGAAGAATTAGGCGTGTTAAAATCGGATTCGGTGGATAATGATGAGGGGAAGAAACGAATAATCAAAAAAGAGGACATGAAAGAATTGTTGGGTCGTTCACCCGATTATTTGGATATGTTGCTCATGAATATGTATTTTCATGTAAAGAAAAATAATCTTTGGATTGCTGCGTATTAAAATAAAATATACCTTTGTGTTATGGGTGTTTACAATTTAGACCAGATAGGCGACATTATCGTTAACAGACCGAATAAGAAGCGGATAGCAGCAGCGAAGAAGTATAACAAAAAGCTGATGATGCACCTGCATGGTAAGGGTGTTAAAGAAGCCTTGAAACGCCTTGAATACTTTGAAAACACCGATATTTACAAATCCCGTGTCGAATATGCCATGTCTAACGTGGATATGTTCGAGCGTTTGTTGCGTGAGGAGAACCAAGTATTTACAGCCCGTGGTGGTTCGCAGTCGTTCAGGTTGCCTGAAGATAAGCAGTTAAAGATGAAAGAATACGTTAGCAACATGGTTTATGACCAGTCGCTGCGTAAATGGATGTCCAACTTTGCGATTAATGCATATCGTGCCGACCCGATGGGGTTGATAGTGATGGAGATTGAGCAAGCACCGAGCGAGGGGGCTGAAAACGTGGAAGGCGGGAAGCCGATTGATTACGGATTGCAGATGCCGAAATGCTATCCCGTGTACCGTTCGATTCAAGAGGTATGGGAATATAAGAACGTAGGTCAGAAACTGGATTATGTATGTTTTCTGCTTACTAATGACGAATTGATTGAATACGGCATCAAGACAGTTTCAAACGATGCGCCACAGTTTGACATGCTCGGCGACTACAAAAAAGAGGAAAAGTACTACCGATTCATAGACGATGAAAAAGACGTAATTGTAGAGCGTGTTTCGGGCAACAGGTTTGTAGAGGCGCAATTGCAAGGCGCACCGAATCCGATACCTAACCCGTGGAAGCGTTGTAATGCGTTTGTCGTTTCGGATATACTGATGTTTACCGACCCGCAATCAACAGATACACCACTATCAAAGGTTGTTGAACTGGCGGATGCGTACCTTAAAGGGCGATCAGTTCGTGACCTGCAAAAGGCATATCATGGGTTTGCTAAGGCGGTTGAACCATTGCTTAAATGTTCGTCATGTGGCGGTGATGGTATTATACACCGTAACGGTTCGGGCGAAGGCGTAACGAAAGGCAGACCATGCCCTGAATGCACCCCAGCAGGCGCAAGCAGAGGCACAGGGTATAAGCTGCGCACTAAAGTGTCAGACGTAGCGAAGTTCCCGATTGAAATGATTGCGGATGCTAATTTTGACTACAAAAAGATATTCGGGTATGTCACGCCTGATATTGACAGTTGGGATAAGCAAGACGAAAGTATATACACCTTAGAGCGTGAGTTGTACGTTACCTATTACGGGGTAGCAAATGCCAAGATAGAAACCAACGGAAGCAAGACACTTGAACGCACAGCGACAGAGGTAGTTGCCGACCTTGCGCCTAAGTTTGCACGCCTTAATTCAACAGCAGACTGGTGTGAGAACACAGAGAATAAGATAGTCGAGTTTTTGGGTGAGTACTATTTCCCTGATGAATGGGGTGGTAGTGAAACGGCATACAGTCGTGATTATATCTTCCAAACACCTGACACTATTCTGAAAACATACTACGATATGAAAGCCAACGGCATGACCGATAGTATGTTAGATGACCAGTACAAAAAGTACATCAAAGCATTGTATCAGGCTAACCCATTCTTACAGGATATTTACCTGAAGAAGTTTGCAGTTGAGCCGTTCCCGCATTTACTTGCGTCCGATGTGGAAAAAAGCACCTGCGTAACCGAGGTTGATAAGCTAAAAAAGCGTTACTTTGGGGAATGGGAAGAAACCATAACAGATGCCATGTGGCTAACTAAAGACAGGGCGGTACTTGATAAGATGCTGACCGAGTACGCACAGGCAAAACAAACAGAATTACCAACACAAACAGAACCAAATAACAACCAATAAAAATTATGGGAAGAAAACCAAACAGCGACAAAGCCGTTCAGGGATTGGATGGGGTCGAAAACGAAGAAACAACAATCGAGGTCATTGACCCGAAGATGCGCAACAATGCCAAGCTTGACCGCTTGCATGAGTTTGATTACGAAAAGCTTGACGGTGATTCATACGCAAAGCTGATGGATTACCTGTTCGGTGAAGTAGTGAATCCATACGACCCGCCACGTAGAAGGCAGCGTGCAGGTGGTGTGATGCGTGATAATGATAAGTACATATTTGAGCAGTACCGATGCACTCCGATTCGCAGGCCGATTTATCCCGATTTGGATAACAGTCCGTATGTAGTGAAGGGCATTAAGTTGCAGCATCCAAAGCCGACCCGTGAGGTAAACACTCAATGGAAGTACGTAAAAGATGCGTTTACGCAATTAGAGCCTAATTTCTCGAACAAACAGGAAACAAACATATTCTTACCTAAAAAGCCGTAAACGATGCTTAAATTGTCAGATAATGCCGTTAAACGCATAACAGCCCGAATCAACGATGAATGGAAGGCGGTGCAGTTCTACCAGTCGGCAGGTATTGCCTTTACCGATATGAACTATGATACCGTTGCTGCGTTCTGCTACGCTGAAAGTACGGACGAAATAAGCCATGCTAAGAGGTTGCAAGACTATGCGGCTGATTACGGGGTAATAGTCAATCGTTCCATGTCCGAAATGAATTACAGCTTTAGCGACCCTAAAGACTTCGTGAATCAGGCGTTAGAGTTGGAATCGGCATTAGATGACGCATATCAGGACGACTACAAAGCACTATCGGATGAACCAAATGTGCAGAACTTCTTTTTGCAGTATCTGACTATTCAGACCGATAGCGTCAGGGAATACCTGAATAAGCAGCGTAAACTTATGGCGCTCAATACAGAGTTTGAATATCGCACATTAGAAACAACTATTTTCAACTAAAACAACCAATATGTTAGCAAAAACCACAATAGAAAAACTAAAGGCGTTAGGGATTAATGCCGATGAGATAGTAAATGCCGTAAAAGACGGTAAAGAAATAGAGGTATCCATACCTGACGGGCAACTATTTACCGAAGCGCAGATTGCAGAGCGTGATGCCGTTAAGATGTCAGAGGGCGAGAAGAATGGCGAAAAGGCGGCTAAGACTGCGTTGATTAAAGAAGTTGCAAGTAAAGCGGGACTTTCTATTCAGGGCGACCGCATGGCCGACCTTGTTAAGGGTATCACGGAGGGAATGGCAAAGGATAAGGATGCAGCATTTAAGGCATTGCAAGATCAGAACGCCGCATTGATTGCCGACAATGAGAAATACAAGGGCGAAGTAACAGCAGCGCAACAGCAGTTAAAGCAGGGCATGTTTGAGATTTCGTTGCTTTCTAAGTTGCCAGCTAACGGGCTGGGGCTATCCGCTAAGGAATCTTATGAGTTGGCTAAATTGCGTGGGTATAGCGTGGAGCAGACCGAGAACGGCAACGTATGGAAGAAGAACGGTGAAGTACTGAAAGACCCTGCGACACATGCACCACTTGCAGAGGATAAAGCGATTCAGCACATTTGGACGACAGAGAAGTTTGCACCCGCTACGCCTACACCACCAAGCGGGGGACGTGGTGCAGGTCAGAAACCGCCAACAGGAAACGGGGGCGTATTTAGCAAGCAGAGCGAGGTGCAAGCGGCATTCAGGGAGCAGTACCCGAACGCAGACCCGAACGGAGTTGAATTTGTCAACTTCTACAAAGCAGCATTAAAGGATAATCCCGATATAGATGTTCTTAACTAAAAACTACAATTGTGGCACAGGGTAAAAAGAAAAAAGGCAAAATGTGTTAAATTGGTTGTGGTAATGAGTGATAGGCTGCCTCTTTTCAGGGGCGGCTTTTTTATTTCGGATAAAGTGGTATATTTGTGAACATGACCACCACATTCACACACCCTGCCGACAGCGCACCCGATACGTTCAAATACAACCTTGAACGGGCGTGTAGAATCATGATGCAAGGAAATATTACGATGCAGTTTGAATCGCACACGTTTGTACATGGCGGGTATGTTTATCAGTACAGCATAGAACGGGTGGGGGATAATGAGTTTACGGTAAAAGCGGATAGGATATGAACATCGACCACCTATTCAGCAGGGCAAACAGAGCATTAGATGCCCAAGAAAACAGACTCAACGAGATACAACAACAATTCAACAATATGAGTACAATACACACAGCCATGACGGGCAAAACGGATAGTTTAATTGATGCGGTAAGGGAGAGTGAGGATAAGGACAAGTGGATCATAACAATCGACAAGGCGTACATATTCCCTACGTTTGCCAACGCAATAGAGACAGAATTACACCCCGACCACCCCGACTACATGCGAATGGTCGTGCATCAAATGGATTAACCACAAAACCAAATAATATGGAACAAGCACCAAACTTAGCAAGTGCGTTACAATTGGAGTTTCAAATACAAACAAAAGAAATGATATTAAGCAGGCTTATTGACGAGAAAGATAGCCCAATCGTTTCTGTCATTATTCATTTTGATTCAGGGAATATGTCCTACACTACTCCAGCAAAGTACTTTAACATAGACATTAATGCCGCTATTTCTCAGATACAATCCGAAATAGACACGCTAAAAGCGGAATACGAAACTTTATAACCTCTTTCATATCAGTACGTTTTATAGTTCCTCATTCTTGGGGAACTTTTTTTTGTTTATTCAAAATATCCTATCTTTACACCGTATTAGTCGCTTGGCGCAATGGTGTTGTTGCCACCTAATACAAGATTCACGGGCTGAATCTCCCTTTAGTAGCGGTGCTACACAATTCCGATAACAATTTTCTTAACTAAAACATCTTAATTCCAATGGCAAATTATGCGTCATCGGTATTGGCTAAAGGGCAAGCCCTTGCCACCGAAAAATTCAATGCGCCCGAAAAGCGCAGGCAGATGCCTACGGTAATGGAACTCGCTCTAAAAAATCAGCACATATCCATTCCCGATGCACAGGCACTCCGTGTGTCACCTCTCCGTCCTGTTGAAGTGAACTACACAAAATACATCGCCCCCGGCGCAGCTACATCTAAGGCTTACAACCACACCGGCGGATACGGTGATTCTGCAACATTGCAGGTTACATACGTTCAGTTGGTTGAAACATTTAGCCTGCCACGTAAAATAGCGGCTAACAACTTCCTGACCTATCAAAATATGTTTGTTGACCTTTGGGGTCAGAAATGGGCAAACCTTCGTACACGTCAGGATAACGCAGCCCTTTCTTATGCGTACACTTACCGTAATCAGCTTGATGCCGCAACTATGGACGCACGTCTTGCAACAGCAGGAATGACAGGATGGTGGGATGAAACTAACGGTGCGCTGGTTGTTCCAAGTGCATACAGTTCTACTTTCATTGCGCAGGCTAAAGCCGCAATGGTTGCATCTTACTACATGGGTGAGTATGACATCATTAGCGACATAAAAATGGCTACCGTGTTTGAAAACTACATGAATCAGGGCACAGGTAACTATTCTAATACGCAATGGCAGTTCTCGGATTGCAACTTTACCCGCACGCAGCAGCAGATTGATAGCACCTACAACAACGGTGTTACACTCGCTATGCCAGCAGGTCAGTTCGCAGGTCTTAACTGGAACGAACAACTGAACGTTAAAGGCGTATTCCAAGACGAGGGCGGTTATGTAGGTATTCTTACAACAGCGCAAGACCCATACGGTTCAGGTGCAGTTGCTGACCTTTCGGTTTACACGCAGCGTGCAGATACAACAGCAGACACAACAGGCGGTTCGCCTGAAGATATTGTTGACCAGTTCGAGTTGACGCTGACAGTAGGTTATGTACTGCCACCGCTCACAACTGCTAACGATAGCGTAGTTATGGAAATCGTACAAGCACCTGTTGCGCCTTAATTGTTTAACCTTTAAAAACTAAAACATAAAAAGATGAAAAGGATTATAACAATTATCGCAATCGCTTGCATGTTTGCAATAGATGCGTCAGCGCAAACTACAAACGTCAACATCATGCAGTCGGGTTTCCAGCCTGTATCGTTGACACCGTACAACGCAGCGTGGGTGAAGAAATCAACACCTGATACCCTAAGCGCAGCGGACACGACATATCTGTTCTTTGCGAGTGCAGGAACGTGGGATTATCAGTTGAAGTACAAGACCGTAAAAGTAAGCGGCTATGTGCGTTCTACTGCGGTTCTGCAAGGCACATCCGACACTACAGGTACAGGAGCAGGTACGGCTACATGGTATTCTATTACTGGCGAAACATCGCAATGCAGCGGGTGTGCAAGTACATCGTACACGGCAACTAATGCAGACGGTACAACCACATGGATATTGCCAACAAACCGTATGAATTTCTACCGTTTGCGTGTTATCAATGACACATCAGCAGTAGGTAAATCAGCACCAACAGCAAAAGTTTATTATCGTAAATAACATGGCAGCACCAGCAGCAATATCAGGAGCGACATTTGTCAGCGAGGGTTACACCACCCAACTATCCGATGCAACAGCAGGCGGTACATGGTCAAGTAGTGATGAATCGATTGCTACCGTGTCCGCTTCTGGTATTGTGACAGGTGTGTCAGTTGGTAGTGTTACCATATCTTATAGCAATGGCGATGGAACGGCTACTCTCGACATGGAAGTTAACCCCGTAAGGATAACCAACGGATTTAACCTTGACAGGATATTTCCCGCATTTCGTGAGCGCATCGGATGGCATCAGCCGTCAATGCCGAATATGCCGACATTGTCAACCGCTAATAAGAAAGCGTTATCAGGCACGTATTACGATAGGGGTATTCATGGTTCGGTTACGGTTCAAAACGTGTACCTGAATCAAGAGAACGCCACTACATCGGACAACGAGTTCAACGACTACTTAACGGAGTTGGATGATTCATGTACGGTGCGTTGCCTGACATCTGTTTTTAATAGCCCGACACTCATAGAGCATAAGCCGAACTACGTTCGTACTGCAAACCTGCTTAACGCAAACCTGCCTAATCAGGATTTGATGGTAGGTTACAGGATAAACGTAGCGGCAGGCAACTATGCGGGTGTTATTAACAGTATTTCGCTATTCTTTACCGAAGTTGCTACGTTCAACATCTATTTGTACAATGACCTTTTACTTCCACCCGTTAAAACGAAGCAGGTAACAACAGTTGCCAAGTCGCAGACACGGGTTCAGTTGGACTGGGTCATGAACTACTTGACAAGTAGCAACAACGGGGGTAACACTAACGGTAATATCGGGGGCGTATGGTATCTGTGTTACAGGCAATCAGAAGTAGCGGCAAGCAATCCGAATTGTGTCGCTATCAATGAGCAATTAAACCTATGGACAGATACTAAAGTAGTAGGCGCATTCCCGTTCCAGTCACCCGAAAATGATGTATATGCGTTTGTAAGGACTAACCCTGCTATTAATTTCGTTTCATACGGAATAAATATAGAGTTTAGTTCGTATAAAGACTATACACAGATGATTATACAAAATGCGCATCTATTCGATGAGGTTCGCAGGTTGTGTATGGCGGTGATTGTGATGGAAATGCTGCAAAACAGTACAAGGTCAAACGGTATAGAGCGGCAAGTTGACAACAATATAAGCAGGTTTGAATACGACCTAAATCTAGCTTTTCCTACAAAAGAGTTCCCGTTCATGGCGGGTATCAAACAGCGTATAGAGCGTGAATTAAAGTCGTTGAATGACAGGTTTAATCCACCAGCACAGGCTATGTCCATATCAATCGGTCAGACTGATTGGTGGGGCGATAGATACTATCAGGGTATGGATATTGCAGAACTTCCGCCACGTGATTTCCCTTCAGTTTATAACCCATAAGAATGTCTAACAACCTTTTACCTAAAACAGTCGGAATTGACTACCCGATTCAACTACTCCAATCGTGGATGTATGAGCAATTATACACCAAATGGGGCGAATCGGGTCTTACGTCTGAATTGTTGCAGGTTTATGGCAGGGCGTATCGTAACAATGTAGCCGACAATGGATATGTGCCTCAGGCATTTATTCAGGGAGTTGACTATGCAAATGATATGTTCTATGACGACAGAATCGGTGCGTTATTGTGGTTCGGGTTGAATGACCCAACCACAACTAAAGGAAGGGCGCACACATACAACGTGAGCCTGTATTGTTTCTGTAACCTGTCTATTGTCGCACCGAATAACACAGACCAGCGTTATGACGAAAAGATAATAAACGATGTGCGTAATCTGATACTACCTAACAGGTACGGTTTCTTTGTCAAGGGCGTTGAAAGGGATATTGACAGGGTGCTTAATAAGTTTAGCGGCAAGATTAAAAACAATGCCGTTGTAACGAATAATCAGCAACCTAAACTTTGTTTCCGCCTTGACATGACCAACACAATCGACATAGAGGCTTATCAGGAATGCACACTACCATTAGCAACACCGCTATATTTCAATGCAATGACAGGTTATATAATTGCCCAGTTTAAGGATAGCCCAAACACAAGCGTAACACAGACGCTCGTAAATGGCACACGTATCCAATTACAGTATCCGACAGGGACAACACTTACAATCCCGCATCTTATCGGGCGCACAGTATTCCCGCAGATACAGTTAGACGGCAACAACTATTCAACCGTGTCGGGTTCGGTGAACTATATGGCGTATGACCCCGCTACGGGTACGTTCACATTCGATAGTTTCTATGACGGTTCAATTATGATAATACAATACAACGAAAACTCTTAAAAACTAAATTAAAATGTCAATACTAAACACGACAGATTGCGGCATTTACGCTAACACAGGTGCGGTGAATTGTGCTACCTCTCCCGACATAGTTAGCTATGCCATCGCAGTACCTAAAGGGTACGTTTTTCCTGTTGCTGACCTCGCAGATGCAGCAACCTTTAACGCAGCACTTGCCAACCTGACCGTAGCGGACACAGGTAGGGCGTACATTCTGCCATTCCTTACAAACTTCACCGATAATACGGGCGACCCTGTTACGACAAACCGTAACAACTACGTAGCAACGGTACAGAACAAGCCATACAACTGGCGTTACCTCATGAACGGCACTTACTGCCTGTTTCAGCAGGTTAAGCAGTTGTTGAAGGCTAATGTTTACGACTGGTTGTTTGTAGATGCTATGGGCAACGTATGGGGTACAGAAGGTACTGATACGGCTGGCAACGCCTCTATGGGTGGTATTCAGATGTTTGAAGTATGGGTTGAAGACTGGATGCAGAAAAAGCCTGATGACCTGAACGCATACCCGATTAACTTCCGTGTGTTGGATAACCGTCAGTTGAATGAAAATTCAGCGTTCATGGCTACCAACTTCACAGTTAATACGGCTACGATGGGTCTTGCAGGTATTCAGCTTGCAGCAGGTACAACATCGTCAACAGCGACCCACCTGTACGTTAGCGGTACTTACATTTGCGGTGGCGCATCACTCGGTGTTAACTTCGGTTCTACACTCGCAGCAACAGGCGCATGGACTGTAAACAACGCATCTACGGGCGGTAGTGTTACCGTATCGGCCGTATCGTACAATTCGATACTTGACCAGTACGACCTGACTATCAGTTCAACGCCTGCGACTACTGTGATTGTTAGCCTTGCGCGTCCAAGCGTGCTGACTGCAACACCGTACTTTGCATACATTGTGAGTGAAACACCTAATAAGTACACTTTAACAACTCCGTAATCTATGGCAGACGTAAAAGCAGAGTTGAATGGTATTAGCGTATCGTTTAACACCGAGTTCGTAGCTTCTATGTCGGAAAAAGAATTTGTGGAACTGTACATGGCTGATGAAGCCATGTACACCCACAGTTCACCCGAAGACAAGAAGCGTGCATTGACTACCGTTTACAGGACAGTAGTTCCACATGCTCCGAAGAAAACCAAAGCCCCCGCAGAAGAATAGCGGGGGTTAATTTAACTTGCTATGGCTACTATTGCAGAAATGCTAAGACGGATTGACCGATTCGACCCGATACAGGCTACGGGCGAGGCGATGAAAGACAATGAGGAAAAGATACTCGATGTCAACCGTGAGCAGTTATATGAGCAGGGAGTAGGCAAGGACGGGCAACCGTTACCACCGTACAAGTCGCCACAGTACGCTAAGAAGAAATTGCAGCAGCGTGGCAAATCGATTGTGGACATATTCCGTAGTGGTAAGTTGCAACGGGAGATGGAACTAACGGTACAAGGCGCAGAATACAGTATCTTCAGCAAAGTGCCGTATTCGCAATATGTGGTGGGTGCAAGACCTACCGTTTACGGGTTAGACGAGGACGGGAAGAAGGAAGCGTGGAAGATAGTCAAATCCGATTTTGTTGATAAATTAGCGCAAACGCTACAAGTAAAGTAATATGTCAGGCTGTGTCACTTGTTCAAAACCTACCGAAAATGTCCTCAAGGCTAAACTGGAAAAACTCAAACCTACTTTCTACGCTCAAGCAATGGCTGCGGGTCTTACAGAGTTTGCGATACTCCGAACCGTCAACATCAACCCCGCTTTCATGTGGCGACCCCTCACAGACGAAGCCTGCGGACGACTTGGCGTCTACGAAATATGCATCATTACGGGAACTACCACTTAAAGTATTCATTGAAAACTACTGTTACGGGGCGCAGTTGCCGAACTGGGAGAAACTACTATCCGAATACTACATCGTTCGACAGGACAAGCAGGCATCCGAGTTCGTGAGATTAGTGTACGGCATGGAGCAGATACGCTATCGGGCTATGTCGATTGATCTACTTGTAGCTACATTACGTGAGGGCTACCATAAAGACGTTGCAGAGGCATTACGGGCTTATTTTCCGAGGTTTAAGTTCACAGAGGATAGTTACCTTCAAGAGATAGAATATGCCGTAAATATCGAAAAGAATAACAAAGCCGTATTTGATACTTACAGGCAGCAATTAGACCTGATTCAAGACAAAAAGAAGAGTGAGAAAACGCCACAGGATAAATACGATGGGTTTAGGGCAACTATGTTGCAGATAAACAAACATGCGGGGTATGAGGCGGTGAAAGACGATAGCAACACATACGATTTTGCGGTTGCGTATCGTGAATTGGACAAGTACATTGAAGAACTGAACAAGAAGAAAAAATAATGGCTGAATTAATAAATGAGATAATTGCCCCCGAAGCGTTAGCCCAATTGCAGGAGTTAAGGGGTGAATTAGACGAAAGTGCTAAAAGCCTGAAAGAACTGGCTAAATCGGCACAGAATTTAGACTTTAGCAAGGTAAAGTCATTATCTGAACTTGGTCAGTGGGCGCAAAATTACGAAAAGACCATAGACGCAATGGCTGCGGCTAATAACAACTATTCGGAAAGCGCAAAGAAAGTAGAGGCGGCTAAACAGCGACAGATACGGGCTATTGAGATTGCCGAGGCTAAAGAAATGACAGCCATACAACGCACAATAGCTGAACAAGAGAAGAAGGCACAGCGTGAAGAAGCGTTGTTAAATAAAATGGTTGCAGCCGAAGAAAAAGCTAACGCTAAAGCCATAGCAGCGCAGCAAAAACGGGCGCAGCAAGAGGAAAAGATACTCAATAAAATGATTGCCGACGAAGAAAAGGCGGCACAAAGAAAGCAGAAAATACAAGAGCAGGCTGCAAAAGAAGCTGAAAAGGCTATGCAGCGTGAAGAAATAGCAATAGGCAAGCTATCGAATGATTATGAGTTGTTGAAAAAAGCCTATTCTGATGCTGCTAATAAGGCAAAAGAGTTAGGTGTTACATTTGGCACAAATAGCCAAGTATTCAAAGACGCAGCCAGTAACGCTAAGGTAATGTATGACCGATTGCTAAAGGTTGAAATGGCGGTTGGTCAGGGTCAGCGTGCAGTCGGACAGTATAATCAGGCTGCGTTTGCGATGCAGCAGATA